CTCCATTTAGTCCTAACTATCCAGAAACAGATGCAGAAAGATTTGCAGAGGTTTTACATGTAACATGGAAGTCTTTTGCACGAATAGGTATACTAACTTATTTTGATGATATGGGTCAAGAACAAAATATGGTTGTTGATGAAACCTATAAAATCGACAAAGAAGCTAACGAAAATGTAGAATATTTTTGGGTTAATCAGGTTTGGGAAGGGTACAGAATAGATGGTGATATATATGTCAACATCAGACCCCATCAAGTACAGAGAAACGAAATGTCTAATCTTTCAATTTGTAAGCTCCCCTACAACGGAAGAATCTACTCAAATAGACATTCGGATCAGGTATCCATAGTTTCCATGGGCGTACCCTACCAGATCTTGTATAACATTTTTCATTATAGATTAGAATTATCTATTGCAAAAAACAAAGATAAGATCATGTTAATGGAAATGAATACTATTCCTAAAAGACATGGATGGGACGAAGAGAAATTTATGTATTATGCTGATGCAATGGGATATGCTTTTATAGATTCTACTGCAGAAGGTAAAAGAGGAGAAAGAGTTTCTTTTAATCAGTTCCAAGTATTAGATATGAGTCTAGGACAATATATAGCGGCACAGTTTCAGCTATTACAATCTGTAAAAATGGAATGGGAAGAACTAGTAGGAATATCTAGACAAAGAAAAGGACAAGTGCAAGCATCTGATGGTATTGGAGCAACAGAAAGAGCTGTGTTCCAATCTTCTGTTATGACTGAAGAGTTATTTAGAAGGTTCGATAAATTCACTGAAAGAGAGTTTAACGGTTTATTAGATACTGCAAAAGTTGCATATAAAGATGGTAAGAAAACACAATATGTAACTAGTGACTACAGAGAAGCAATATTAGATGTAGATCCTGGACTATTCCAAGAAGCAGAGTTTGGTGTATTTGTTAAAAATAATTCTATTGAGCAAGATAAGCTACAAGCATTAAAACAATTAACATTATCATTTGCACAAAACGGAAGTCAACCTTCTACTATAGCAGAAATTTTAGAAGGAAATAATTTTGCACAGATAAAAACAAAATTGCAAGAAGTTGACAAGCTAGAAAAACAAATTCAAGCTCAACAACAGCAACAAGCACAACAAATGCAATCAGAACAACTACAAGCACAAGCTCAGTCGCAGCAAGCAGCTAGAGATTTTGAAGCCTCTGAAAATCAAAAAGACAGAGATAACAAAATAGAAATAGAACAAATGAAAGTTGCAGCTAAAGCTGTAGATCAAGATATGAATGATAATGGAGTAAATGATCAAGTAGATCTAGCTAAAGTTCAGCTAGAAAGAGAAAAACTTCAAGTTAAAAAAGAAGAGATAAGAAACAAGAAAGACATTGAAGAGAAAAAAATAGCAGTACAAAAGAAAACAGCTGCTAAAAAATAATAAAAAGACTATATATAAAGGTAAATATGAACCATATATATTTTAGATAGAAACTAGTATAATTTAATTAATTTTGTAAAAATGAGTAATAAAGAAGAAAACCTAGATTTATCAAAGGTAACTGTAAGCAAGTTATTAAATGATCAATCGATTCCTGATTCTACCGATCCTAAGCCAGAAGAACCGGTAGAGGAAAAAGTAGAAGAAACTGTTGAAGCAACAGATGAATCAGGAAATGTACAAGAAACACCTGTAGAAGGTGAAGCACAGGAGGAAACACAATCTGAGGAGAGTGTTGAAGAGCCTGTTACTGATGCCACTGAAGAACCAGTAGCTGAAAACTCTGAGTCTGAAGAAGGCTCTGAGCCAACAATTATCCAAAGTTTAAAAGATAGACTAGGATATGAAATTGATGGAGAATTTGGAGAAGACTATGATGGAATCATAGGTTTGACCAAAGCAGCAGCTACAAAAATGGCAGAAGAGCAATTTGAATCTGTATTTTCAGCTTTTCCTGATATACAGGAATATTTAAACTACAGAATATCTGGAGGAGATCCTGAAAAGTATTTTAAAGTCGCAGCAAAAGAGATAGACTTTAATACTTTAAAAATAGATGAAAAAGACGTAGGCATGCAAAAAAAGATTGTCGAAACGTTTTTAGGTCATCAAGGATATACACCAGAAGAAATTGCTGATACTGTCCAAGATTATGAAGATGCTAAATTATTATATAAGAATGCATCTAGAGCTGTAAATAAATTAGCAGTTACGCAAGAGCAGAATAAAAAACAGTTGTTAGAACAACAACAAAAAGATGCTCAGCAAGCTGCAGAACAAACTCAACAAACCTGGAGTGAAATATCTGGTATTATCAATAACGGTAAACTAAGAGATTTTACAATTCCAGAGAGTGACAAGAAAAAATTCTATAATTGGATGGCAACTCCAGTGGACGCACAAGGAAGAAGTCAACGATTATTAGATAGAGAAAAGATGGATCAAGAATCTATATTAGCTATGGAATTCCTTATTTATAAGGGTCTTGACATATCTAAACTCGTAAATACCAAAGCAACCACAAGGCAGGCTGTGAATTTGAAAGCAAAATTAAAATCGAATACACAAACAGCAACTAGAAGAATGAAGGGTAATAAAGGAGGATACAATAAGTCTCAAAAGAGAACTAGTGTACCGTCTTTAGATAAGCTATTTAGTTAATTTAATTTAATTTTTAATTTTTAATTTTTATTTATCATGGCAGCAGATAACGCTAAAAAGCTTCGTTTATACGAAGATATTTTCAACGCTGAGGGTATGACTGACGAAAACTCGTTAGCGAACGCTCTCCTTACTCAGCCTGATGTACTTTCACCGGTAATCACTCATCTAGCTGGAAAAGAAGACAAGAGGTTTCCTCTATCTTTTCTAACAGAGGGTGTAGGTGCGGTTAACTACATCAATGATATTGAGTATGACTATCCAGTAATGGGTAGATTAAACAAGACCGTTAGAGCTTCGTCTCTAGTAAGCGGTTCAGGTGTCAACTTTACTAGATTTAAAGTTAAGTTTGATGAAAAATGGTTCATTAAGCAATACATTATTGAAAGTGAAGGCGGCATACAAGCCAGAATTATGGAAGATCCATATGAGGCTGACGGTGGATGGGTATACACACTACAATTAGTTACGGCTGATGGTACTGATTCAGTAGCTTCAGGTGATGTAGCAGACAAAAAATGGGTACAATTATTTGCACCTACTGCTATCTCTGGTTCAGTTGGTAACGAAAGTAACTGGGTTGCTCCATCTAAAATGAGAAACCAAATCTCTCTAATCAGAAAGTCCTACAGATATGAAGGAAACATGCCTGACAGAGTGGTTAATTTTGAATTTAATGTTGATGGTAAGAAGACTAACCTATGGTATGACTTCGAAGAATATCAGCATATGTTAAGATGGAAAGAAGAAACAGAATATGCTTTATGGTATTCTAAATACAACAGATCTTCAGACGGAACTATCAATCTTAAAGATGACAATAACAAACCAATTCCTTTAGGAGCTGGAGTTATTGAGCAGATTCCTAACGTAGATTCTTATTCTGCATTAACAGCAGCAAAAATCAAGTCTGTAGTAAGAGACGCTCTATATGGAGCTTCTGATGCTCAAGACATGAACATTGTTCTGTTTACAGGATTAGGTGGTATGGAAGAATTCGATACAGCTATGAAAGACGAGCTTGCTTCAGGTTCTTATATTAAGAACACAGATCCTAGTGCATTTATGTCAGGAGGAAGTTCAGCTCTTCAATTTGGTGGATTCTTTACTTCATACAAGCACATTGATGGTCACGTAATTACGGTAAGACACTTACCTTTATTTGATCACGGTGCGAGAGCATTGAACAGTCCAAAACACCCAGTGTCAGGACTACCTCTAGAATCATACAGAATGATTTTCTTAGACATGTCATCTTATGACGGTCAAAAGAACGTTCAAATGATTTCTAGAAAAGGAAGAGAACTTGTTAGATGGGCAGTAGCCGGAGCAAGTGTTCCTCCAGGATTTAGTGGTGGAAACTCACTAAGAGCAAACGACGTAGACGGTGCATCTGTACACTTTATGAAAGAGTGCGGAATTGCAATTAGAAGAGCTACAAACTGCTTGCACTTAGAGTGTGTGAAATCATAATGATTTTATATAGTGAATTAGGGGGTATTTTATATCCCCTAGTACACTATTTTTTTAATTAGTAAATTTTATAATTATGTCAAGAACAGTAATACTTAAAAGGAAGGCAAATGCAACTAATCTTCCTGATCACGTTTATGCAGAAGCTAAACGTAAAATTGGATCCACATTTGGAGCTAACGGAGATATAAATACAGGATTATCTTTTGGTGAACAAAAAAAATGGTTACCAGGAATAATCGGAGTAGATTCTAAAGATGTTAATTTTCAGAAAGAAGTAAAAAGATACTTTCAAAACTTAACAATACTTGTAGAAAATTCAGGTACAAAGTTAGAAGTTGGTTTAGATCAAGATGGTGATCCTATTAATATAATGGATTATGTACGTTACAAATTTGCGTGTGCTCATCCATACGTTGCAGAAGATGAGCAAGCTATAGGTACTAACCGTAGGTATAAATATTATATTTACGATACTGAGATAGAGAAGGTGAAAAAGCTTTCTAATGTCAAAAAGCGTAAAGAAGCGTACAAAGAATTTATTAAACTTACAGCAGATGAATCAAAAGTTAATCAGCTGTTAATGGTGTATGGATACAGTCCTAAATCTATGGATCTAGCTCAAAGAGAAATAACTCTTGAGACTGAACTAGATGCTGATCCTACACAGTTTTTAATGTATGCACAAGATAAAAATATCGAGCACCAGGCGTTTATACAAGATTGTTTAACACATGATGTGTTACGTCAGGTAGGAAATACATATTTAAACGGAGACGAGCCTCTTGGAGATAGTTTAGAAGAAGCAGTTCTATATTTAAAAGATAAAAAGAACTCTAGCATTTATACAACTTTAAAAGCACGTCTTAAATCATTTAGTTAATGACTGTACAAGAAATGCATCATGCGGTAGAACAGGGTCTACAAAAAGTAGCTTCTAACTCATTCGACACATTTTTGCCGGAAGAGATGGATTTTGCTTTAAATAAAATGCAAGAACGTTTTGTAAAACAACGTTTTTGGGCTTTATCAGATCCTAAACAACAGGGTCTTCACGGTGCGCAAAAAAGAGTTGATGATTTACGTATACTCACTGTATTAGATTATAGTGACGATGTAGTAACTCCTGACCTTTATGCGGATCATGAAGACTTTGATCTACCTACTGATTACATGTTCTTAATAAACGGTAGAGTCAAAATATTATATGATGACTGTCAAGTTGATCCAGAACTAGTTACAAATAGTACATTTAGTAACGCAGATAGCTGGAGTCTAGGTCTAGGTACTGATCCCAGTACTTATAAATGGGCAATAACAAGCGGTCATTTAAAACATTCTAGTGGATCTACAGATCCTGCTAGACATTCAATAAGGGTTGTAAAAGGCAATAAATATTTAGTAACATTTTTATTAAAAGATGCAACACAAGGAACAGCTGGATATGCTGGATCATTAACAGTGTCTTTAAATGATGTTATAGCTGGAGGTTCTAATACTTCTCCAACATTTAGTTATACTTCAGGTTCTACTAATATGTTGAACAATACAAGTGATACAGTAAAAAAACAAATAGAATTAGAAGTTATAACAGATTGGAGATCTGATTCTGCAAATAGTCCAGGAAATAATAATGTCTTAAGATTTAACCCAAGTAGCGATTTTACAGGTAGAATAGATGAAGTATCTGTAAGACGTATAAAAGAAATACCATTGCGTATAATTGAACCCGATGATGCTTATAATAT